TTGACCCAATTCTTTCAAAAAAGTGTGCTTTCCCTGTAACTGTTTCAGTTTTAACCGCACCTCTTAATCTAGAACCTTTTTGTTGAGCCAAATGAAACACATTACTTTTGTATTGTTCTACAAAAGCCGTTGTTATTTGTGTTGACATTTTTTGTCCTTTTTTTAAAAGTTAAGAATAGAGGGAATAATATATTTACTAATCCATATCCTATATTATCGGTCTTTGTCCTTGCGGGAAACCTTATCGTAAACGATACGATCAGATCGGAAGTTTAAAGCCAATCATGGCTACTTCTCCGTTCTCCTAAAATAGGGCGAATTAGATTTTATAATTATAACAAACTTTTAACTATTTGCCAAACCTTTTTTCATGTAATTGACGCATATATTCAACTCTATTTAAATGATCTTTATGCATATTATCATGGTAAGCATCTTTAGGATCACTAAAGATATTATCTATTTCAGATTGTGCATCTAATGGTGAAGTAGTTAGACTATTATTTTGTGTATTTTTAGCCATGTCTTCTGTTACCTCTGAACCTAATCTAGCAAACAATTTAATAACTGCTGGTATATTACCAGCTTCTCCATCCATTAATTGATTAAGTTCCTCATTACCATAAACTTGTAATGCTCTTTGTGCATTTCTAACTTGTTTATCATAATCATATCCCCATTCTTTTTTTAATGTATCTTCTGTAGCTTGTTTTGCTACAGATAAATCAGTTGATTGTTTTTGTAATTCATGGTCAACAGATTTAACTTGAAAGTCTATTAATGCTTTTGTTTGATCGTTGTTTAATCCTATTTGATGTGCAACATTTCTAAACTCTTTAACTTGGTCTTCATTAAAATGACTTTTATGAGTATCTGGAATAGTAAATTCATATGCTTCTCCAGATTCTGGCCTTCCTAATTTAGTATAAAGTTCAGATTTTTCTTCATCAGTTTTAGGTATAGGTATTCTACTACCTAATACTTTTTGTTGATGTACTACTGTTTTAGCAAGACTTTCTACATCTTTAAAGTTTTGCAAAGTAGCATCATTTTTAAGTTCATCTGGTAATGATGATTTCCAGTCTTCTTGATTATCACTTCCCGATCCCAAAATTGTACTTGATTGTACTGCTTCTTTTACTGGATTGTCGTTAGTGGTCGTTTGTTCATCAGCCATTTTTATTTTCCTTCATTAGATTGATTATTCTTATTATTACCGATCTTTGACCTTCTCGGTATGAAGTTTCATGGGGGTCATTTTTTGTATATGATCCTCTATGATAATAAGCAGATGTTATATCTGCTAATACTTTTTCACCTTCTTTAGATGAAAATGTAATTTTATAATCTTGTTTTAATTGTTTTAGCTCGTCATCACTACTAGCCATTAAATTAAACCTTCTTCTTGTGCCGCTTGTTCAGCTTGTGCCATACCTTCTTGTGCTTCTGGTGTACCTAATTCTGACATAGCTTGATTTTGTGTTAAAGCAGCTTGTGCTGCTTGTTGTTGTTGTTCAGCTTGTTGTTGAGCTTGTTGTGCTTGTTGTCTTTGTTCTCTTAATTCTTGAACTTCATCTCTTGCTCTTAAAATAATTTTAGGAACTCCTAATAAATCACCTCTTAATCTTATTGCTTCATCATGGTTTATATTATCCATAATTGAAGGATCAACTTGTACTACATTCATTGCTAATTCATATAGTCTATCAATAGCAACTGATTCTTCCATTCTTTGAGAACGAGCAAGTGGCCCAACATATTCTACATCTATTTTTTGTCCTTGGATAACTTCTGGTTCTGGTAATAATGCACCAGCTCTTAACATGATACCAAATGTTCTTTCAATTAATGGATTTAAAAATTCACTTTGAAATCTTCCTAAAGTTGGCCCAAGTAATCTTTGCATTAATTCATATCTAACTTGTACTTCTGTAGCCGTCATTTGTGGGCCATCTTGTAATTGTAATTGATCTGAATAATATGCTTGTCTAATAGATGTTCTTAATTGATTTTCTTTCATATCAGTTATTTGCCAATTAGAACCTATTTGTAATGGTTTAATAGCACCATCATGTCTTACTACTGTAATACCAGCAGGTGTCATTCTTACTCTACCAATTACACCATCATCTTGAACAAGTAATGGTGGATCAATAGCTTTTGCCCATGCTTTTAATCCTATTTCAACTGCTTTGTTTAAAGTTTTAATATCTGGTAATGCATTGTAACTTGGTGATCTACCAAAAATTTCACCAGTTGCTTTAGACCATCTTGGAACTAAATATGGAAATTCGTTATAACCACCAGTACGAACAACCATTTTATCTTCTGTGCAAACATGACAACTATGTACAGGAAGTTTTGTAGATGCTTTTCCCGTTGCTCTTTCATAATCTTCTGTTGGTTCAACTGCGTGTATAAAATTAAATTCTTTGTCTGGTTTTTCTTTTACAGATTCTAATATTTTTTCACCAACATTTTCTTCACCAAATTCTTGTATTGCTTGTCTAGCTGTTAATTTATATTTTCTATAAAGTGTATCTACTTTACCATTAATATTTTCTTGAATAAAATATTCTGCTATATGTAAACAATTAAAATGTATTCCTTCTTTATCAAAACCTTTACTTCCTTCTTCTACAAATATTGCACCTGTACCTATTGATACTAAATCTAAATATAATTCATGTACTTCTGTATTAAAATTAGATTCATTAAAAATTTCATACATTCTTTTAGCAGCATCTTCTAACCACAATTGAACATCTCTATTTTGATTTAATTCTGTATCTCTTAATTTTAAATGAAACCAAGGTAATGATGCTGATGTAAGTGTACCTTGTAAACTTGCTGCTAATAAATTGTTTGCAGTTATTGCTGTACTATCATATAATACTTCGGTTCTTTTTTCACCTCTAGAACGAACAAAGGTAACGTCTGCTTTTCTTGGCATTACATAATCTAATATTTCTTGCCAATGATCTTCCCAAGTTGCTCTAACAGATTCTAAATTAGCACACCTTTTTTTAATATACTCAAATGTTGCCATAATCTATTTTTAATATTTTTTTCCACCTAATAATGAACTAGATGTATCTGCTTCGTCTTCTAAACCTTTTCCAGTTGTAAGAATAGTACCATATTGGCCTTTTTTTTTCGTACCAATAGATTTTGATTTTTCAGCTGCTAATTTAGCATCTGATGCATTCATTTTATCTTGAACTGATGTATCTACTGCTGGTGGCATTGGTACTTGTTGTGTTTTTCCGCCCATAATTATTCCTTTATTTTATCCATTTACATTCGTTTTTTAATATACCATATAATGCACCATTATAATAGGTATTTTCTATTTTCATACTTTGTCTTATAACACCTTCTTTAATAAATCCAACACCTTTTAATAATCTTTCGTTTCTTGAATATCCATCTCTACACATTGCAGTCATTCTACCACAATTTAATTGAGTAAAACAAAAATCAAACATTAGTTTAATATATGATTTTTTTACAATTTTAGGAGATTCTATTGATAGATGAACCCAAATATTATAACCATCAAAATCTGTAAATAACATTCCTGCCATTATAGTATCGTTTTCTACAAACCCTATAAATGAAAAGTCGTCTTTATAATTTTCTTGAAAATGGGTTTTTTTTTTTACATAATTACCTATTCTTTCCTTCCATGAAGGATCAGTAACTATTTTTATCATATATTATAGTATTGTTTTTTTCTTTTTAATATTTCCACCAAGTACAGTTTTTGAAACATTAGCTTCTTCCTCTATACCTTGTTGACTTGTTAAAATACTAGAACTACCATAACCACCAGATGCTAGGGTTTGTCTAGCTTTCTCTTTTACTGTTGCTACTGGTGCAATTTGTGCAGCTACTTGTGCAACAGGTGCTATTACTTGTTGAGGTGATTTTGATACTGATTTAAATAGTCTTCTTACAATTGATACTCCGCCCATAAATCCTTTTAATTAAACACGTTAAATTCTGAATCAGTTTGAAATTGCATAGGCTGATAGTTTTTTATTCTTGCTTTTCTTAATGACATTACGCAATATCTCATTGCAGATATTACATCATCATGTACAGGAACTATTTTACCATCTTTTCTATGATACATCCTTAATTCTTCTAATAGTTTACTTTGATTTCTAAAAACTTTCAACCTTTTAGTTTGCATTCTTGTTAAAATTTCCATAATACCAGCTTCTACAGAGTTTCCACCACTACCTTCTTTCATTCCATTTGAAGATGGATTACTAAAATGATCTCTTAACATATTAACACCTTCTTTTTTATATTGATCTGTAAGATTTTTACCAGAACCTTTATCAGCTTGTCTTCCATCCATAGGCCATACTACAGGAATCCATTTACCTCTACCATTTATAGCAGATGCATGAACTGGTACTGTTTCTTGCCTCATAGCATAACAATCATAAATATATACAATATCTGTATCTCTATCCCATGTTATCCAAACAACAGCAGTAGGATGATCCCATCCAAAATCTATTCCACACAATCTGGGCCAATGAGTAGGTATATCTATTGGATCGCATAATATATCTTCTTCTACTATTGGGAATACTAAACCAGAACCTAATTGTGGTATTCCTCTTTCTCTCATTTTTCTTTCGTGTGGTGGTAATGCAGATAAAATTTGTTCTCTGATTTCTTTAGTCATATGTGGTGCATCATCCCAACCTGCTGTAATTAATGCTTGACCTTCTTTTAAATTATTTACAAACTGTGCAACAGTTTCTGTCATTCCTTGTTCTGGAGTAAAAGTCATAAAAACAATTCCACCTTTATCGGCTGTTCTTGTTAATGATTGTGAATATATACCTTGTGGTGGTTCTTCATCTAGCCAAACAACATCTACTGCTTCACCCATCCATTTTTCTTTACCCATATCATAAGATTTAAAACCAATTCTAGAATATCCACCAGTTTTATGTTTTATTACTAATGAACTTAATGCATTTGGTACACCAGCTTTTCTAACTGTGTTTCCAATATCTTTTAAAGGAATTGATCCTGTACCAAATGCAGACGGATCGTCTGGTTGACCTGTAAGTTCTTTTTGACAGACATCCCTTGTAGTTTCATTTGAAACTCCCCCGACCCATATACGAACTGGTCTATCAAATTTTCTGCCTTCCCACCATGCAGGGTATTTACCTGTTGCATGATACGCAATTTCCATTGCCCCACTAAAAGACTTACCGACCCTATTCCCCGCCATTAACAATCTTTGTGTTGCCTTGGCATTATGAAATTTTTTTTGGTAGTCGTAAGGAGCATATCGTTCTAAACGATTAGTTGATTCTCTCCTCTCCAATTCTTTTGCTATATGTACAGCTTGTTCTAAAAGGTCTTCCATTTAGTTTGATAATGGATTGCTAGATTTAAGTTTAATTTCTTTTATTTGTATTTTTAATAATTTAATTTCTGTTTCATTAACTAATATTTTAGTGTGACCATGTTCTGTGTCTACACTTTGTAATGCAGCAACTTTTTCTTCTAACACTGCTATTTGAGATAAAAAACTTGTATCAATACCTTTAGATGCACCTTCTAATACATCAATTTTAGTCATAACCTCACCATACTTAATAAACCCAGCACCTATACTTCCTATAAGTCCAATTATTACAACTATGTTTGTTAGATTTTTTTTAATATCTTTAACCATTTTGTAAACTTTCTAATTGTAATAATAATTTATTTTTTTCCCAATTTAATATCCTCATTTTTCTTTCTTTAATACCTATAATATCATTATCACTATAACTTGCAAGATTAACCTTACTATATATTAATCTATTATCAAACATATTAAGTTGATCTAGATATATATTTTTTGGTGTATAAAAAGGTATGTTATAAACAGCTAAAGATACTTGATCGTCTGTCATAGCATCTATTTTAACTAAGTTTTTAAGTTCTAAATTCTTTGCTAGGTTCTTAACTTTAGCATCTATTTTTGCCATAATTACTTTTAATTTAGGTTTAACAGTTTCTTTTGATTCTATATTTTTTTGTTTAGTATTTTTTGATTTCTGAACAATAGATGTTGTAGCAACTTCGTTATTGGATTTTTTTTCTTTAGTTTCTTTTTCTTTATTCTTTGCTGCTACTTTAATAGTTTCTTTTTTAGTTTCTTTAATAACTTCAGCAATAACTTCTTTTTTTAATGTTTCAACTGCTTTAGTTTTATTCATTACTTGAACTACTTTTTGTACTTTAGCAGTTTCTTTAATAGTTGCTGATTTAGATGTTGTAACTATAATTTCAAAATTTTCTGTAAGCTCTACACTTGTTACTGCACCACCTGTTTCTACATTTAATTTTTCACTAATACTTTCTTCAAGTCCAGATATAACATTCCATATTTCAGATTCATTAAGGTTTGCTGTACCTAAACCTTCATTCATATCTTTAATTTCTTGTGCAGATAAAGGTTCATAATCTTCTACGGGAAAATCTAAAATCATTTCAGCTCCTAATAAATTTGGCCCTCTTAAAGCTGATGATGTACTTTCTGATCCATCAACTCCTGTCCAAGACCATTCGTATTTATTAGCATGAACTCCATTATAATGTAAGCTATCGTCAAATGATCGTGCATTAGAATTGTAACCAGCATCTGTTGTTCTTATTTGAATAGATGAAGCTAATACATTTTCATCTTCATCTAAAACTTTCATAGTAATAGTATAAGAATCAACAACACCTACAGAATTACCACATTGATAAGCTGATCCACTCCATTCACAGTTTTGTACTGATATAGAACTGCTTAAATTTATTCCACCATTAAGTTTTATTTGTGTAGAAGTATGAGTAACACCATCTGGTGTACTATCTCCTTCTATACCAACTAAACTTCCAGTAGCTTTAACTGTCATGTCGTGTGATGCTTCTAGTTCTCCATTAAAAGCATTACCACAAGCATTACTAACTTGCGTATCACAAGTTATTGTAAATCCATTGTGTGTAGAATTATTAGTTAATGCACCTGTAGATCCAGATTGCACTCCATCTAAAGTAGAATTAGTTAAACCTGATGTAGTTGTTCCAGCATTAGGTAATATGTTTGTAGTAAAAGCTGTGTCATTATTTTCTGCTAATCCAACAGAACTTGCAAACCAAGATAACATTAACCATAATAATGCTCCCCATATTATAAAACACCACCATTTCATTGTGCTAATCTATCCATATGTGCATATATACGTCCAAAAACTTTGTCTAAAGATAATAACTCTTGCTGCATCATTGCAACAATTGTTTGTAATTCAATTAGAGTAATAAGAACCCAAGTACTTAAACCCATTAATATAGTTCCTAATAATGCTATTAATGCTGTATTAGTTTTTCTTGTCATGTATTGGTTTAGGTAATGGTAATATTACTTCAGAATTAATTTTTTTTAATTCTTCTATTTGTATTTCTTTGTCTATTACTTCACGTTTTTTCATACGTTTAACATATGTTTTATAGTCTGGTCGTTCATGATCATATAAAGACCATAACTCCATAGCCTTACTTCCAATACGTCCATCTATAGGACATGGCGTACCAGCTTGAATCATAGACTCAAATACTCTTTCGTCTTGGCAAAGTATAGCTACTGCTGCTACTTTCATTCCAAAGTCATTAAGTATTCTAGCTAGTTTTAATCTTTCACAATTTTTATCTATAAAATGTTTACCACCACTAACACCTATTCCAAATGTTTGAACTCCTATTGAAGCTCCTGTACTACATACATCTTGAG